TGGCAGTACAGATATTGGCGCTGATCTCGCAGATGCTGACCTCCTTGTTGTCGACGACGGTGCTGGTGGTACGAACAGGAAGTGTGCCATCAGCAGACTAAAGAAGTACATTGGTAGTGCCACTGTCGAAGACCGCTTCACCGGTACTGCAGTTGCAGCCAATGCAGAATTCGCGGCTGGATATTATTCATCCGAGACCCCTGCCTCCACCGGCTCCGTATCAGTCTACTTCAATGGTTTGATGCAGTCACAGGGCACTGACTATACGATTACCACCACGGGCGTGATTACACTGGCCAACGATAACTCGCTTAGTACAGAGGACGAGGTTGTTCTCAAATATATTAAGCAGTAACATCCTTTCCCCCTAACTCTTTGAATTCCCACCAAATTGGTCCCGGCTTCGGCCGGGACCTTCTTTTCTTTCTTTTATTCTTTTGAAAAAATCTAAAACTATTTATTAGAGTAATAATTTACTTTTTTAATAAAGCCTGAATCAAGGAGATTTGTTGATATGTCTGCAAAGAAATTTAAGTTTGTCTCACCCGGTGTCTTTCTCAGTGAGATTGATAATAGCCAGTTACCAAAGCAACCAGGGGGCGTCGGCCCAGTTGTTATTGGTCGTACCCGCCGCGGCCCGGCACTAAAGCCAGTAAAAGTTAGCTCTTTTCAAGAATTTGTTGAGATCTTCGGAGAACCTGTCCCCGGTAATGAAGGGGAAGATCCATGGAGAGATGGAAATGGTCTATTGGCTCCTGCTTATGCCCCGTATGCGGCTCAAGCTTATTTGAAAGCAGATATAAATTCCCCAGTAACTGTTATTCGCTTGCTTGGTGTCCAGGGCGATGATGCTTCAGAGTCTGGCGGCGAACCCGGCTGGGCCCTAGATTCATCCGGTGCTGCCATCGGCCTGTTCGTCGCAGCCAGTGCATCTGCAATGACGGCCTCCTTGGCTGGTGTTGTTTACACCACCGAAGATGCTTTCGAAGTTGGCGTCAGAGGTACTGGATATACATCGAACACGACAATCACACAAAATGCGACAGCGTCAGGCGCCGCAACCACAGTTGAACCAGTTAAAATTACAAATGATTCTTTCAAGCTGAGGCTCAAATCGAGCCTAGGCGAGCTAATAAAAACGGTCTCTTTTCAAGAAGGCGCAAAATATATAAGAGATGAGTTAAACACAAACCCTGTTGCAACCAACAGTTATATTATGACCCCTCCTTCCTCTTCCTTGGCTTCTAAATATTGGCTTGGAGAAACTTTTGAAGAGGAGTACGAAAGAGTAAAGAGAAAGTCAACAGCCGGCTCTCTTATCGTCTTTCCTGTGCGATTAGTAAACCTGATGGCCGATTTTAAAAGTAGTTCGCACGGCCTAGCAGCCGCATCATCAGGCTGGGCTATACCACAATATACTGATGACTCGGCAAGTTTTAATCCTGCAGCTCTTGGAAAGCTCTTTAGATTCCACGCTATCCAAGAAGGGGAGCAGGGAATGGACTTGAATATAAAAATTGAGAACATAAAGATTGCAGATCCCGGTAACCCGTCACCTTATGGTCGCTTCGACGTTGTTATAGAACAGAAAAGAGGTGGCCGCATCTATCCGGTCGACAGTTACGAAAATCTTAATCTAAACCCCAACTCAAATGATTTTATTGCTCGAAGAATTGGAGATCAGTATTTTCAGTGGGATGGAATACAAAAGAGAAATAAAGTTTATGGAAGTTACCCGAATCAATCCAATTATGTTCGAGTTGAAATGGACTCAGGGGTTGGGGAAAATGGTCCTTCAAATCCGAAGTTGGTGCCTTTTGGTTTTCTCGGCCCTATTGTCCCAGTTAGTTCCACCGGCTCCACGGCGGCAGGCATCTCCACCCATTCTACCTCCTGGGCAACTGGTTCAATCTCCGGTAGTGCTCTGACCGGCTTAAAACTGGCTTGGCCAGAATCACCGCATGTTATCACTGGCTCAACGGGAGTTGATCTTGCGGCAAAGTATATTATGGGAAGTACACAATATAATAAAGACTCAGGGGGCACCCCCAACTTCTCATCTGCCAACAAAGGTATGAAAGACTATCTTCGAAGATATGGAAGTTTCGCTGGACTAGTTTCCTCCCAAGTATCTGGCCTCGCCACCGCCACCTCTACAAAACATTCTTACGTCTTTTCGTTGGACGACGTAATCATCACAGGTGCGACCACAGCAAATATAGGGGATCTTTCAGAATATGCCCCCAGTGCTGTGGTATTTACAAGTGGCTCACATGCCGCCGGTACCGCATACACCTCCCTTTCCAGTGGCTCGGCCGCATCCTTGACTAGTCTTGTCAGTAGTTTCTCTATGCCTCTGGCTGCCGGCAGCGATGGAGTTGATATTACAGAAGCAGATCCATTTAATATGAGAGTCATCGGTACTGATTCTACTACTAAAAACAGCTATGCCCACGCTTCAGTCGACCGAGCCATTGAACTGATTCGCGACCCCGAAGCCTTAGAAATGAATCTTGCTGTTATGCCTGGTATTACGAAAGAGGCTCTGACAACTAAACTGATTCAGGTTTGTGAGGCCAGAGCCGACGCGCTCGCAATAATTGACCTTCCAAACATATATGTACCGCCAGCAGAAGCTATCTGCACCAACTTTCAAGACAGAGTTGATGGCACCAATCCGGAAAAGAGTGCTAAGGCACTCACAGCACGCCAGCTAAATTCAAGCTATGGTGCAGCTTACTACCCATGGGTAAAGGTTAGAGACACTGTTAATGATCGAGATGTCTGGGCTCCACCTTCTGTTATTGCCCTCGGCGTCATGGGATATACCGAACAGCGCGATGAAGTTTGGTTCGCCCCTGCTGGATTCAACCGCGGTGGCCTTAACGAAGGAAACGCAGGCCTCCCTGTTTTGCAGGCTTCAGAGCAATTGCTCTCTTCACAGCGGGATACTCTGTATGAAGCAAATATTAACCCAATCGCATCCTTTGTCTCAGAGGGTCTGGTTGTATTTGGTCAAAAGACGCTTCAGCTAACGCCTTCGGCTTTGGACAGGATTAACGTTCGTCGATTGCTAATCTTCGTGAAGAAAGAAGTATCTAGGATTGCAAATGGCTTGTTGTTCGACCAGAATGTTCCAGCAACTTGGAACCGGTTCACTGGTCAAGTGGTGCCACTTCTTGAGAGCGTAAAAACTCGCCTAGGATTGTCTGACTTCAAGGTCGTATTAGATAAGACGACTACAACACCTGACCTTATTGATAGAAATATCATGTATGCGAAGATTTTCTTGAAGCCAGCTCGCGCAATTGAGTTCATTGCAGTTGATTTTGTTATAACGAGAACCGGAGCTTCTTTTGACGACTAATAATCGTTAAAAACCGGTGCAGAATAATATATACTAATAGGAGATATAAAATAATGGCATTTTGGAGTGAAAAAACAGTCGAGCCAAAGAGGAAGTTTAGATGGCTTCTTTATTGGTCTGGAGTACCACAATTCGTGGTAAAGAGCGTAAAGAAGCCAGGATATGAAGTAGGTGTTACACCTCATCAGTTTTTGAATTATGAATTCAATTATCCAGGTCGAGTAAAGTGGAAGCCAATTGACATTGTAATTGTTGATCCAGTAAACCCCGACTCAACTAAAAGCCTTTATAAGATTTTAGAGAATTCTGGGTATGTAATCCCTAGTAACTACCAGCAGGCCGCTGCAGCCACTATTTCCAAGCAGGGAATGGTAGACGCTCTGGGCACAGAGATAAAGCTCACACAGCTTGATGCTGACGGTGTAAACGCCATTGAGACTTGGGTTATAAAGAATCCATTGATAACTTCGGCAGAGTTTGACCAACTGGATTATAGCGCAGATGAGTTGTTGAATATTTCTGTTAGCATAACTTACGATTATGCGACACTAGAAGGCCTTGGCCAAGGACCGCACAATAACACTGGCGGAGACCTTTGGACCTTCAACAACAAATAGAAAAGTAAACAAAAAGAGGAAAAATGTCAAGAAATTCTAGAAGAACACGGATACCTAAGTCTGTTGAACCCCCCGCGGCAAAACCCCAACCAAATGTCATCCCCCCTGCACAAAAAGAAAAGTCCAACCCATTCGGGCTTTCTTTTGCTGTGGAAACAGAGATAGTTCATCTCCCTAGCGGAGGAAACTTTTATGATGAGGGCAGCGCTTTAAACGGTATAGAAACCGTTGAGATAAAGGCCATGACGGCCAAAGAAGAGGATATTTTAATAAATGAAAGCTTTATTGAACAGGGTTCTATCTTTGACCGCCTAATAGATTCACTAATGATCACTCCCGGCATCCAAGCCCAGGAGTTGTTAGACTGCGATAAAGTCGCTATACTAGTCTCAGCAAGAAAAACAGGCTATGGTAATACTCTGGAGGTAAGCCATGATTGTGAGGACTGCGGCAAAACAACTGATGTAAGCTTAGATTTGTCAAAAATGCTTGAAAACGCAAAGGAAGGCAAGTTTGAGATAGAGGATACTGAAGAGTGGCAGTATGATAGGACAAGCAAAACTTTCATGGTTAACCTCCCAGTAACTGAGATACAGGCAAGAATTAAACTTCTGACGCCTTCAGACGTGAAATATTTACAGCAAGCAAAGAAGCAAAAAGAAAAATTAAGTTTACCATATAACGAAACAATTGAATTTGTTAGGAAAGTGTTGGTCTCGGCAAACGACGTCGTTGATCCCGCGCTTCTTACTTCTTTACTAGACGTACTCCCTGCAGCCGATGCAAGGAGAATTAAATACGTACACAATGTAAACATCCCAACCTTTGACACGAAGCAAGAGATCTCTTGCTCAAACTGTTCTGCAAGAGCGGAAAAGGAGGCGCCCTTCTCTGTGGGCTGGTTTTGGTCTATCTAAAGAGTATCTTGAGAAGGGTACCTACGAAGAAATCTACATCCTCATAAAGCATGGAAATTGGTCTTTTACTGAGTCTTATAGTTTGCCAATTCAATTAAGGCACTGGTTTGTCGAGAGGTTGGCTAAAGACCATACTGAGAAACCAGAATAATAAACCCACCATCCTACCTATTTAGATATGTAATCTAGTTGCATTTGCTCCCATTTATTGGAGCCGCGCATCTCATAACCCAAGAGGATTTGTCATGGGGGACAATAAAAAACAGCTAGCTGCAGCGCGCGCCAAAGAGAAAAAGGCCGCCGCAGACAACAAAAAGCTTCTTGCCCGCGTCAAAAAGCTAGAACGCGGCACGTCGAAAACTGCCAAAGATGCAGCCGACGGGGCCAAGAAATCTATTAATACGCTAAGTGAAGCCATAGATGCCCTCGCTAAGCCAACAGAAGAAGTTCTGCAGGGATTCACGGCGCTGGTTGCGTCATCAGCCGAATTCCAAAAACAAAATCAAAAGTTTTTCCAAGCTGGTTACACTGGCCAGATGTTTAGCTTTTCTGATGCTATTAGCACAGCAAACAAGGCTAGCCTCGACTTAAACGGAAATCTTTCAGCAGGCGCCACCGTGGCTACAGCATTTCGAGATAAGACTATGGCTGTGGCTGTGGCATCAAAAGGCTTAACTGATGCTCTGATGACATCCGGCGTTGCCCTGCAGGGCGCGGGGTTTGACATGAATACCTTTGCTGAAATAGTAGATTCAGCAGCCTTCGCTTTTAATAAGAATGAGTCAGGAATAAAAGGCCTTACAGCTACCCTCATAAATGTTCAGAGAGAAATACCAGTTTCTGGTAGGGTTTTAGCAGATAATTTTCGTTTTGCGCAAAAGAATTTTGCTTATTCTTCCGGCAAGATGATGGACAACTTCATTGGGTTACAAAAGATGTCAGTTACGACAGGTGTCAGTTTTGAAGGACTCACCACCGCTTTTGGATCCAGTATGGACACTTTCCAGGGCTCTGCAGAAAAGGCCGGCAAGCTAAACCAGATTCTGGGCAAGTCAGCCTTCAACAGTATGGAGTTGCTGACCATGACAGAAACAGAGAGAGCAACAAAAATTAGATCTGCAATTATGGAATCTGGTCGTTCAATTGAGGATATGGGTAAGTTCGAATTAATTGCGTTGCAGAAAACAATAGGTTTAGGTAGTATGGAAGACACAAGAAAGTTTCTTAGAGGCGATCTAAAAATAGATGAAAAGAAAGCGCTAAAGGAAATAGAAGCTAAAGATCCAACATCACTAAAAGGAAAGCAGCTAAATGCTACGCTGGATGCTTTGCGCGCCGGCATAGACCGCACCCGCCCTGCAGCCGACCGTTTTCACATCGGACTTTCAAGAATGAGTGTTGCAGCTGCTCGGCAGGTCGTCAACACGGACGCTGCCACCGGGAAGCTTAAAAAACTCGGCCTGACTATCGACCAAATATTACCGGCTTTCTATGAACTTGGCCTAGGTGGTGCGACCATGGTCGCTGACCCTCATTCCGCCACTGGATTAAGCCGTAGAGACCATACTGCAATAGATAAGACAGTTAAAGCAATTGAAAAATCTTTTCCAAAAGCCCTGCAGCCTTATGCAAAGATCTTCGCTGCCGCTGGACTCTCAAATTCAAAAACCGCCCAGGGATTGTTGATAGCGACTAACAAATTTGTGGATGCATTCAGCATGGGAAACCTCGATAAGCTTGTTAAATCTGCCCAGGCCCAGGTCATTAACGTATACGTTGATGGCAAGCTAACCGATAGCAAAACAGTGACCACAAGGGCGGAAACGAAATGAGCTTTACAGATTTTAATAAAATAGCAGAAAGCAAAAATCAAGTAGTAGTTATCAAACATGTCGCAACCGGCACTAGCGTAAGTTTTGCAGCCTTCTTAACAGAATATACTGACAATTACCAGGTCCAGTGGGGCAACGAGCAAGTTTTCGGCCGAAATGATCCAATAAAACCATACCAGTCAACCACGCGCCAAATGCAGATTGGCTTTGACGTTCTATCACATAATTTTGAAAATGCTAAAGAAAATCTTAACAAATTTCAAACTTTAGTTAAAATGCTCTATCCCGTATACAGTGCCCCACTTAGTGGCGAAGGCGGCTCTGTTGGGAGAACAATTAAGGCACCACCACTTCTTTGGGTTAAGTTTGTCAACTTTGTTCAAGCAGCCAACGGCCAGGACGCCTTACTTGGATGCATTGAAGGTCTCGATTTTAATCCTGCCAAGGAGGCTGGTTATTTTATCGAGAAATCAGGTGAAATTTTTCCAAAGCATTTTAATATTAGTTTTAGATTTTCACCACAGCACGAGGATCCATTGGGCTGGGACGCGACCACAAAAGAGTTTATAACAGATACTTTCCCGTATTCTGCCGCGCCAACTGTCATTGAAAATACCAACAGCGGCGGACAAAATAAAAAATTAAATGATGCTGAAACTGCTCGGTCTCTAGAGTAGGGCACAGTAAGAGAGGTTAACTTACTATGGCAAATAGAAACATATACAGAGATTTTTTGATTACCGATTCGAAGCTAAGAGAAAACATTCATGACAGAAAGTTCACTGATGAAATAACAATTTTATCACGAATGCTGCCAAGTGAGCCGACAGAAGAAGAATTAAAAAATGACTTGACACACGTCCAAAGAATCTATACAATGGGAGATAGGCTTTATAAGTTCGCCTATGAATATTATGGTGACGTAGATTATTGGTGGGTTATCGCATGGTATAACAACAAGCCCACCGATGGCCATTTTGAAATTGGAGATGTAGTGTATATTCCCAGAGAACTCGACGTGGCCATCAGAATCGCGACAAGAGAAAGATAAAATGGCAGAGATCACCTTAAATTCGTTTCACCCACAAGCTTATCTTATGTATCTGAACTTTTCATCAGCCAAATCCCTTAAGCTTAGTACATTGACACCCGCTAGCAAGACAACAGGCGTGCATCAGCTTAGAGGGTTATACCAGCCCGAAGCTGTTATGTCAAAAGTATACAATGCGAAAGACTCAACAGGTAAGAAACTTATAAAAGCACATTTTTTCAACTTAGAAACACATAAGATAAGTGCATTGGTACCTGAACTTCGATTTTATAAGGCTCAAAATGGTACCCTTGAACCCTTCTTCTTTCCTGTGTCAACTATTGCAGATGAAGCGGCCACAACCCTCGGACACAGTAGGACAAAGGGGTCTGGAATTAAATCCTTTAATGTGAAAACTGAGGGTAGTAATCCTTTTGAAGCTCCCAAATTCCTGTCAGCCGACCTTGTCCTTTATGTTGACAATTTGGCAAACCTTTTTGACACCCAGCCTGGCTATGCCCCACTTGCAGACCTTTTTACGATTTCAATAGCCAGATCAGCCCAGAAAAGCTCAGTCGGCGGCGCAACACTAACTTCAGGTGATTTTGTCCGGCCAATTGAAGTCGCAGCAACTTTGGGTTATAGTATACCTGACACCTCCCTCTTCACGCAGGAAGAAATAAGAGAAATACAGGATTCAAACTTAGATATAAGGATGAATGTGTTCCACCACTCGATTGATATTAACCAGGACGGCTCCGCGAATATATCTATAAAATACACGGCAAGAATAAACAATACTGGTAGGGACCGTATATTTAGCGCAACCGACCATCCGGTTGACCTCCTGAAGAGGGCAAATATAAAGCAGTTATTTGCACCCCAGAAGAAGAAAATAAATAAGCTATTAAAAAAGAAAAAGATTTCTGCAGCCGAATCTTCCCGACGGAGCCAAGTTGAGAAGATGGCCGAAATTAGAAAAATATTAGAAATTCTTGAATCTGAAAAAAAGATCTTTTCTTTATATACCGTAGACACAAAACTAGCTCACTTTGCTCAGTTAGGGATCCCAGATAATGTAAAGGGATTCTCTAATACTGCTCGAGGGGCCGTCGCAGCCTCCGCGGGAATACTATCCGGCTTCGTCCCGCCACCATCGACACCAGAAGAGAAATTGCTTGAAAAAGACGCAGAGACTTTCGAAAAAGGGTTAGCGAACCTTGATAACTCGAAAAGAAGAGTATATTATGTGGCTTTTGGAGATTTAATTCAAGCTTTCTTTGAGAAAACTAGGATAGCTTTGGATGACGCTAAAAAGATATTGAGTAATGCGTCCAGTTATCTAAACCAGAATCGACCTAGCTTAGACGAATCTGAAATAAATGAAATTACTGAAATCGCAAAGAAATCTGCAGATGAGAGAACAAAAATAAGAAAAGTTCTCGAAGATGCGATTGGTAAGCTCAAGACATTTAGAGTGTACCTTCCAGATATTGAATATAAGTATTATAAGATTGATTCCAGCGGGGTTTCGGAAGATATCAAGAGAGTCAACTTGTCGGATATCCCAATTTCTCTCGAAACCTATCAGGCTTTTATGTTTGATAAAGTGATGAACTCTCACAGAAATACTTATACGATTCCGCAATTTTTAAATGATTGTGTAACCGATTTGTTGCCATCTGCTTTTGGGCAAAAGTGGTCCAAAGTTGGTATTGCCCCAAGAGTTATATCTACTGCTCCAAAATTCACAACTGCTACTTTTTCTGGCCCACAACTGAGGGGATCACTATCTAGAAGTCCTGTAATTGACGCTGAGAAGACACCAAGTCCCCAAAAGAACTTTAGGAGTTCTAATATGGACGATGCATGCGATTATTTTATAATATACCAAGAAGTAGATAGAGAGATGTCGAGTGACCGCTCAGGCGCTGAAGATCAAGATTCCAGGGACGGCATATATCACTTTGAAATTGGCAAAAATAGAGGTCTAACAAAGAAGATTTCTTTTAAAAGATTTGAGGTCGAAGGCGCCCAAGAACAGCTGATGACAAACCAGGTGGGCCTTTATGACGAACTTAAACTGCCTTATAGTGCAGATATCAGTATGGTCGGAAATAACTTATTTATTCCAGGAAGCCAGATATATATTAATCCCAGTAATATTGGGTTTGGTTCTCCGACAGATCATGAATCACCTGCCTTTAAAATAGGCCTGGGAGGTTATTACACTGTTTTAAAGATTGCAACCTCCTTTAATGATGGCATTTTATCGACAGACTTGGAGTGTACTTTTGGATCCCACGCTTCATATACAGTCAATCTATCGGGAGAGAAAATAAAAGAAAAAAGAATAGACTCTCTAGACTCGCCAGAAGCCAGTAACGACGCTACACCGCAAGAGATCCCGGATTTAGATATCAACAATGTTCTTGTTGCGCAGAGTCACTACTTACAACAACTACAACTGCTTAAAAATCCAACAACAGGAGAACAGGTATTGGACGCTCATACAGCGAAACAAATTTCAAATGATTATATTTTACACCAAGATTCTAATCTTGTCGCCATTCCTGGAGTATTGGGTAAATCAATTAACTCTCAATCTGGCGCCGTAAGATATAATTTAAGTACTGGCCAGTCTGTAGAAATCGACGACGGCGCCCACGCAGACGAGGCAGTAAAGTTAGTTAAAAGTTCGGTAACCACACTCAGTTCAGCTAATCCAACCTCAGCGAATACAGGCAGCTAGGCTTAGGAGAGATTATCATGGCTAAAGAAATAAGATTTTTGGGCGGTTCTACTCCGTTTTTAAGGACGGAGTTTGAGGAGCGGCTTAAATATAAAAACCTTATTAATCTCCCCGGAATGATAGACACATTATATGATCAACGTGCATATGGGCTAATTAACAAGAATTTTGAACCAGTTTATCTTGTTAACGATCAAGAAGTGCTGTCAAACTTTCCGAATTTAGCTGATGGAGTATTTTGCTTGAACTTCGTCGCGGCCGCCTTTAAAAACTTTAGAAGAGACTACACCGGACGCATTTCCAATACAAACCTAGGTTTTCCGCCTTTCTTAGACCAGGTCATCCCCACTGCTGGTCATGTACCCTTCGAGGAGGCCTATTCTGATTATTCGATTTATACTGGTGTAAAATATTCTACTTTTTTGCAGAATGACACAAGAATAAACGATTATAATTGTTACTTGACCGCGATAAAAGAGACTTTCATGCAAAACTTAAAATCTTTTCCTATTACGCGCAGCGGCTTTTTGCTTTCAAGGCATAGTAATATAAGAACTTCTGGGTTAGTGTTGGAGTTAGCAAATCTAGATTATAACCGAGACTTGGAAAAAGGACAAATAATACAAAGTCAAGAATTCCAGTGCTTTATTGACTATGCAAACGTTGCAGGGTTCTATGTTGATAAGTTTAATCCATGGCGCCTCTACGCAGATCTTAATAGTTCTGCCATGGCTTCACAAATCCGTAGAGCAGCACCCCCTGCAGCCGGAGAATATAATCAAAATAATGACACCGAAAAGGTCCTCAATTCAATCTACCGCCTCCGGTCTCAAGAGGATGACCTTTACGACTTGCAAGATTTCATAATAAAAACTTACAATGATATAAAGAAAAGGGTTCCATTTTATACGAAAACAGTGTATAATAATACTAGCAATACAGCAAACAATAAGAGTATCTTCCGCCCGGACATAAATTTGCTGACAGCAGAAGAGTGGCTTGAAATGCTCTTAATGGTCCGCCTTCTAGAGCTGGGCAGATATACAGATCCGACTTTTAAGACTCTTAAAGGTTCGGTGTTGCAAAACTACAGAATTTATGGCACGAAACAAGCCATTGGCAGAATTGGCCAAATATGTTCACAGATTATAAAAGAGAATTATGAAAAAGGAAATTCAGATACTTCAACCCCTTGACGTTGAAAACAATTGCATCGGAATCCACTATAAAAATAAACTTACATTTGAAGATTTCCAATCGGTCGCAAAAGAAGGCGACATCGCCTGGCAGCACTCTCACATTTTTGAAGAAGACCAAAAGTATACCTATCTTAATTTATTTATTAAAAACAAGGATTTAACACAATATTCGCAAGACCCTACAGCACTTAACTCATGCCAATCGCTTCTGGAGTCTCAAAAGCTAGCTGCAATAACGGCGCAGGTTGATTTTTCGGATCTCTGCTTCTTTGAGCTTCTTCCCGATCATTTACTTAAAAAATGGTTTTCCCTCCGAGAGCTTGCCATGCAAAATATCGCAATGAAAGTGGAGAGGCCACCTGATTACGAGATTCTTCATAGAATTCACGTACTTACGGCAAATGTAGCAAAGCAGGCCATCATCATCAACGGCCAAGAAGAAAAAATAAAATATGATATCTTCTCCTCCGCTACGGGCCGCTTATCGACCGCAAAAGGTTCATATCCTATACTCAGTGTTAGTAAAGAAGAGAGAAGTAATGTGGTACCCCAGAACGATCTTTATTTAGAGATTGACCTTAATGGGGCTGAGATAAGGACACTGCTGGCTTTCTCAGGGATTGACCAACCACTCGAAGATATTCACATGTGGAATATGAGAGACCTGCCGCCTTGGATCACCCGCAAAGAAGCAAAAGAGGAATTTTTTGCATGGCTCTATAATCCTGCATCCGAGAACAAGAATTATGAGAAATTTTATAATAAAAAAGCATACTTAGACCACTTCGACGGCACGTCTGTTACCACCCCTTTTGGAAGAAAGCTACCAGTCGACGAAAGAAAAGCATTAAATTACTTGCTTCAATCAACAACATCTGATATAGTATTATATAACACATACGAAATTATGAAGAAGTTGAAGAAAAAGAAAAGCTTCGTAGCTTTCACAATGCATGACTCTGTGGTTCTTGACTTCGCCAGAGAAGACTACGATTTGGTTTCAGAATTAAAAGATATTTTTGAAAAGAACATGTTCGGCAGGTTCTTATCAAGTGTTAGAATAGGAAAGGATTTCGGCACAATGAAGGAAATAGTAATTTGAAGAATATATTGGCTTTAGGTAATGCTGCATGCAATATAGTTAATGCCTTATCCAGATACAACGCCTACAACATTTATAGAATATGCAACGAAGATGCTGATCCAGGTAAGAACACTTACGTTATACCTGAATTAGCTCACGCAGAGGATTACGAGAACTTAAACATTCTGAGTAAAATTAAATTTCTGAAGAGCATTAAGGAAGAGGTAACTTTTTTTGTCTGCGGGGCATCAAGGTCAAGCGCTCTCACCCTTAAGATACTGGAATCCTTACATAAAAAAGGCGTAAAGATAAAGGTGGTATATTTCCAACCAGAAATCGAATTCTTATCAGAAGAACAAATTCTGCAGGAACGCTTAACCAGAAACGTCTTGCAAGAGTACGCACGATCTGGCGTATTCCAAGACATTACGCTGGTCGCGAACAAAGCACTAGAAAATTTTAGTGAATCTCTTAACGTTTTTGATTATTATAAACAAATTAATTCTATTTTTTGCGATTCTTATCACATGACTGAAGTCTTCAAGAACACCAAACCAGTTATGTCAACGTTTTCAAGGATTAAGGAATCGTGCAGAATAAAGTCTCTAGGGATAAGTACTGCGGCCTGCGAAGATAAATTATTTTCTCCTTTCAGTCAGGAGGTAGAGGTGTTATACTATTTTGGTATTAACGAAGAAAAGCTGAAAACTCAAGGAAACTTCTTCAGAGAGCTTACAACCAGTGTGAAAGGCAGAATGACCGAAGAAACCAAAGCATATTTTGGTATCTACCCCACGGACTACGAAGATGACTACATTTAT